CTCGATCAACTTCTTCGACGTTTCACTGTCACTCATATGAAATCCCGGTCTGAAGTCTAGTATTACCTTCAGACCACTTCGTAGCCAGAATTGTCGCCGGACGAGAATTTTTTTCTTGCGATGGGTAAAACCCACCCAGGATGGTTTATGCCACCCGCCGCCGCACTTATCGTCGACGTGCTACTCGCACTCGCAAGAAGTCTATGGTCCCAGTACCAAAAAAGAAAGTCCAGTTTAGGCGCCGTACGGCGATGGCGACAAACCGTAACACTCTTGCGATCGCGAAAATGAAGCGCCAGCTTCATGGACCGCTGCAGAAGAACATCCAACTCACCCGCTACACGGGCTCCGAAATCGGCCTCCGCCCCGTCAACAATCGTCCAATCTGTCTCGATGTTACCGACTTTACGTCGGGCCCGAACATCCCGGCCGCTCCGTCTGGTGCTCGCATCTTTCAGTACAATGCCGCCGGCGCCTTGACTGAGGTCGGCGGTTGGTTTAAATCAGATTTCGCGTTGAATCCGTATCATCTTGGCCAGAATGCCGACGTCGTGGACGGCGGTAGCTATTTGCCGAGGGTCTGTCACCTTGTAGCCAAGGTCTGGGGTGGACCCGATCTCATCAAACAGTGTCGTGTACGTTTCGATCTCGTGTCCTTGAAGGCCAAGAACCTGAATCTGCAGACGGCCGCCTTCCAACAAATGACTATGCCTCAGGGTCTCCGCTGGATGGAAAATCTCGCGGACCCAGAGCGCAACGCTCTGTCACGTGATTATTTCAAAATCTGGAGCACTAAGTGGGTCAATCTAAATAGTAGACAGCAAGACACCTTCGTCGCCGATCCCGCTAACCCCGGTACCTTCCGTTCTACCGGTCAGACGTCTACCACTCTGAATTATCGCTATGTCAAGTTTCATATCCGTCCTAAGAAGGTCCGCCATCAAGTTACCACTACTGGGTTCTCCAATCCTTCCCAGACGGAGTTCCCTGATGGAAATTTTGGCTATCTCAACGTTCCTCAAGACGAGCCTCTATGGCTGATCATTTCGACATCGATAAATCCTGCAGTTGCACCTGATCTTCCCGCGAACGTCTATGTTTCCATGCGACGTAGCGTAGAATGGAGGGATGCGGCAGGCAGTGGAACTGTCTAGAACCCATAGTCTCCACCTTCCATCGCCCACATCTGAGCCAACTCCCGCTGCAGCTGCCGCTGCCTCGCCCGCTGCTCCTCCCACGCCGACTTCATCTCCTGGTCCAGGATCATCCAAACGATGTCCTCCGGTAAGCCCCACTGCTTCAATACCTCAACGCGCATTGGAGCTAGAATTACCCCGGTTATTCATTGGCACGGCCTCTCAAAAAACTGATACTCTCGCTCTGTCAGTTTTTTTTTCACTTCGTAGCCAAAATCAACCATGGGCGTCGGTCGACTCAAGTTTGTCCTCTGGCCCCACAAGCTCAATAAGACCTGTCAGGAGACTCGCGATGCTTTGGCAGCTCTGTTCACCAAGTATGAGATGTCGTACCTCCATGCTGCCGACGAAGTCTGTCCTCAGACGGGCACTCCCCACGTTGATGGTTACTACGAGTACCCCGCTCCTCGTCGCGCTGTTACAGAACGCAAGAAGTTCACCAAAGCTTTCGGGCCCGGCTATGGTGACCTCGATACCGCCTATGGCACTTCCGCTGAGAACGTCGATTACTCGACCAAAGAGCAAGGCACGTACATGCAGCTGGGTACCCCCGCTGTCGGTCAGGGATTTCGCACAGACGTCGAATCTCGCTGCGCTGAGGTTACCGCCGGCAAGCGCACCGTCGATCAGATTGTCCTCGAGGAACCTCGTTTCTACCACCAGTACGGTCGCACCCTTCATCGTGTCGAAGATCTTGCTCTACGTTCCAAGTTCCGCACCTGGATGACCGAAGGTCTCTGGCTGTGGGGCCCCACCGGCGTCGGTAAGTCCCACCGCGCCTTCGCAGGGTTCACGCCGCAGAGCCACTACCTGTGGAAGAACAACGACAAGGGATGGCAAGACGGCTACTCCGGGCAGGAGACAGTCATCATCAACGACTTCCGGGGCGAGATCCCCTACAACGAGCTCCTCCAGCTGGTGGACAGGTGGCCGCACACGCTGGCCCGCCGCGGCCGTGAGCCCGTGCCCTTCCTTGCTAAGACTGTCATCATCACCTCGTCTCTGTCTCCTCAACTCATCTACCACCGTCGCAACTACGAAGACTCGCTCGATCAACTTCTTCGACGTTTCACTGTCACTCATATGAAATCCCGGTCTGAAGTCTAGTATTACCTTCAGACCACTTCGTAGCCAGAAT